TACGAGATGCCTAAGTGACTGGAGTTCAGACGTGTGCTCTTCCGATCTGTCGCCGGTGGCCCGCCAGCAGGTTTTTGTTTCAGCGTTTCCTGATTGGCGGCGATCCATTCCAGCTGGTCCACCGGATCCAGCTTGTCCAGCAGCGCGGTGATGTGCTGGGGCAGGCCCTGGCGCTGGGCGTCGAGGAACTTTTTCAGCGTGCCCTCGTAGCGTTCAGCTTTCGTGGTCACGGGTTCGAGTTCGCTCAGCCTCTTTTGAAGATCAGAGAGCTGTCCCTCGCGTTGCTCCGCGAGTTTCTGCCATTCACCGTTTTTCTTGGCGGCTTCGGCCTCGGCAGCTGCGCGCGCGTCCTCTGCTGCCTTTTCGGCTTTCTTTTGCTCGCGATCCAGACGTACTTTGAGGAGCTCCTCAACGCGGGCCTGGAAGGCTTCTTCGCTCTCGAAGGTGATCGGGGCTTTTCCGCTGTTCTGGGGATCCGGCTTCTTATCCGTCTCCCCACCGGGCGCGTTTCCCGTACCCTTGTCACCCGCCGGCGAAGGCGCGGTGCCGCCTTTATCTGCTGGCGCATCAAACAAAAACATAGGTCTGTGCTTGGGTTGAAACAACATTACCGTTTACTCCTCGCCTGAGTTTTCCGCCTTTCAGTTTGCGTGTCAGAGTTGTCGGAGGTATCATCCCCCGTTGTTTCCTCATCAATTTGACCGGCGTCGAACCGGCGCTGCTGGTCTGCAAGCGCCTGGCCGAGGCTGCGCGCCTGGCGTTTGCTATCGGCTTCTCGGTCGCTGCCCATCTGTTCGATGTCGGCATCGCTTCTTCCGGTCCAGCGCGCTGCCGTATCCACGGGAACGCCTGCGCCCGTATAGGCCTGCATGGTCTCGGCTTTTTCGAACTCACTGGATGAAACCACGTCCCGTTCCTGGAATGTGTGATCGAAATCCCCGTTCTCGTAAGTTCCCAGGCCATTGAAAAGACCCATCGCCGCGCCGATGGTCAGCGCCATCTCATCCGCGCGCACCAGCGCCGCCTCCGCGTTTCCGCGTGCCTCCAAAGCCTTGTCGATCAGGTCCGACAGCAGGATGCGCGCCGCGCGTCCGGTCAGCTCGCCAGATCGCTCGCGTAGGCGGTAATAGGACAGTTCCGGCAGATCGCCCTCCAGTTCCTGTAGATGAGCCTTGAGGATGTTCAGCGCCTCATCATAGGCAATGTCAGGGATCAGAAGATCGAGCTTGCTCATCCCCGGCAGGTAAACCACCTTCGTTCCGCCGGCCATGTCAACGGATCCAACGCTGGTGGTGCCATCTACGTTCAGTCGTGGCGCGGGCAGTGGTCGCCCAGATGGATCTTTATCATCGGCGCGGATGGCCCAGACAGCTTCCTGATAGCGGTAGAGGATCTGGTGCAGCCGCGTCGCCATCCGGTTAGCCTCGTCGATCTTATCCAGGGCGTGAATAAACGCGCCTTCGCCGCGCTTATTGCCCGCATCCTGGAACTTAGCGTGCACGATCGGGATGAAGTCGAAGCCGAAATCCGTGATTGCCTTCGTCTCTTTCGCTGGCCCCAACTGTTCGAGCGGGGTATCGGGACCGCGCCGGTTCTCCCAGGTGCGGTAGCTGTTCGATGGCTTATCCCACACCTCGGTATGCCAGTAGCTGACGGTCTTGCCGTTTTCGCGCCGGGTCTGAGGGACATCGATTCTGCAGTAGGTCAGGAAATCCCGCTCATCGGCATCGATCTCGGAGACGTACTCCGGCTTTAGGTTCTGGAAGTACACGCGCTGGCCATCAGTTGACTTGGCGACTTTGATAAAGCCATCGCCAAAGGTGGCAAACCAGCGGCTGAAGACCTGCTTCTTGGCGGACCATCCGCTCCACTTCCACACCTGCTGGATTGGACTGACGATTGCGGTGTTTTCAGTAGTGATCGGCAGCGCATCCGGCAGGTTCCCCGGCCAGATGTGACCGACGTGGAATTCCACGACGCGGTGACAGGGATTGCGCAGGCCCAGCATCCCATCTGTCCAGATGGTGTCATCGCCGTTGTTGTCTTGCAGCAGCGCATACAGCCCGTTGGAATAGTAATAGAACTCCAGGACCTGATAGGTCTCCCGAGGCGTGAGCTCGTTATATGCCCTCATCTGATGGGGCGATATCCTTCGTTTTCCAATCAAGTCCAATCTACTCATTTGCCTGTTCCTGTCCTTGCTTGCCAGCCGGCGGCCAGCAGGTGTTCAAGATATAAAATTCCCTGGACGAAGCCGTCCACATCATCGTCGTGCGCCACATTCGGAAACTTGAGCAGTGTTTCCATGAAATCCAGAAGCCAGGTCGCGTTTTCCCCAGGCTCTGGTAAAAGCACGCACCCCCGGTCGCACCATAACGAAGCCTGCCGCGCCCTGTACTCCTTCGATCCCTGCGGCTGGAAGGCAATCAGCAGGTTCGCGATCCACTCCTCCGCTCCCTGCCGGATCGTTTGCAGCGCGCTCGTGCCCGATCCCTTATCCTCGATGATGATCCCGCGCAGCTTGCCGTCGTAATTCCAGCGCCGCGCCTCATCCTGGATTGTGCTCGCCAGTTGTGGGAACTGAAGCCGTTTCTTCCAGCTCTCGCGCAGCATCGCCTGATAACTCGGGTCAAGCTCCATCACGCTCAGGCCTGTGAAGTCGTTGGTCTCGGCATCTTTCAGCGCCGTGTCAAATGAGAGCCACCTTCCAACAACCAGGTTGCGCACCCTGCTGTCGCTGGCATCGAAACGGCTCCGGCCCTCCCACCACTCGGAGAGGAAGATGGAGCCGCCCGCCGGCGCTGGTCGCTGCTGTAGCTGCCCGGCGGCGTCGCTGGCCAGGCTTGCCTCCAGCTTGCGCACCTCCGGTTCCGGCACCCGCTCCGGCCAGAGCAGCTCGCCCGGCTCCGACCGCGGATCCCTGAGACCGATCGAGGAAAAGAAGCGCTTGGGTTCGTAGCGCATCGGCAGCACCAGGTGCTCGTATTGCTCGGCGCCGTCCTCTTTCATCTTCTCCACCAGGTGACCAGTGAGATCGTCATCGTGCAGTCTCTGCATGATCACAATCTTTGCCGTGGACCTGGGATCGTTGCCGCGCGTGCTCATGGTTTTGTCCCACCATTCGTTTGCCTCAGCGCGGATGGGGTCGCTCTTGGCATCCTGGGCCTTCAACGGATCGTCGGCGATGATGATGTCACCGCCTTCGCCCGTGGCCGCGCCGCCTACGCTGACCGCGATCCTGTGACCGGTCTTGTCATTCTCGTAGCGGCTTTTGACGTTCTGGTCACCTGCCAGGTTGAAGACATCTCCAAAGCGTTCCTGATACCAGGGCGACTGGATGATGCGCCGGCTTTTTACGGCATCGCGCACCGCGTACTCGATCGAGTAAGAAGCGGTAAGGAAGCGCTTTGCCGGGCTGTGCGTCCACATCCAGGTGGGGAAGAGCACGCAAACCGTCAGGCTCTTCATACATCTTGGGGGTATGTTGATGATAAGGTTCCGTATCTCGCCGCTTTTGATCGCGGTCAGATAGTCGCAGATAATGTCAATGTGCCAGTTGTGAACGTACGTGGTCGCTGGCTCTACGACGTGCCAGGCTCCCTCGATGTAATCTCGAAACGACCGTTGGAAGAGCTCGGCTTCCAGTTGCGCCAGGGTCGGCATCGCCACATTACTCTGCCCCTTTCCCCTGAGCCTTCAGCATCAGCTCGCGCCACTGGCGCAGCTCCTCGGTGGATAGGTTGGAAAGGTCCGGCCCGTTTTTCGTTTCGATGGGCCCGCCGTTCTTGCCCGTGATTTCCATCCGGTCAGCAAACAGCCGGTGCAGCTTGCCCAGTTGGATGAGCGCATTCTGGGCATCGTACAGCTCCAGCGTGGTGCCCCGGCGACCCTTCGTGAAGGACCGGATCAGGTGCAGCTTTCCTTCTGCCTGGGCCTTCTTGAAATCAAAGGTCGCGGTTCCGTTGATCTTCAGGAAATCGCCCATCGAGCCGCGCGCCTGATCCGCCAGCCTGGCGATCACCTCATCCGCGCTCATGGCCTTTTCTTTGAGCCTCTGGTCGATCAGAGCTTTGATGTCAGGTTTTGACAAGTTTTCTGAACCGATTTGGCGTGCTGATGCGTCAGGATACCCAGCCCGCTTTGCCGCCTCGGAGGCATTCCAGCAGGTCAGGTACTCTTCCACAAACACGCGCTGTTTATCGGTCAGTTCTTCCATCGCCTACACATGCTCCAGGTTCCGGACCTGATACT